GCCTCATCGGTAACCGGTGTCACGAACGTGCCAAACCAGGCCCTTTCGGTTTGGGGAAGCCACGCAATCATGTTTGCCGAATATGTCCGGCACCGCTTGCGGAACCCCACATTGAACAAGGAGACTGTGCACGACATGATCACAACATTCCGAAAGGCTATCCGATGACCGGGCACCCCACACAACACGCAGACACCCGGAATGAGGGAGCTGAGCGCATCCTGATCGTTTCGGACATCCACAGCAACATCGAAGCGCTGGAGGCGTGCCTTGCGGATGCGCGGGCCCGCGGTGGCTTCACCCGCATCTGGAACATCGGGGATACCGTCGGCTATGGCCCGGACCCGGTAGCCGTTCTGGATACCCTGCGCGCGATCGACGTGCCGGTGCTTTCAGTGAAGGGCAACCACGACCGGACTTCCATCAAGAACCTGTGGGCGCAACCGGATAACTACCACCGTCACGCCGACTACCTCAACTGGCTGGACATGTCCGATGCCGACCGCACCCTCCTGCGCGCGTGGCCGGAGGAGGTGGTGGATCTCGGGTTCCGCATCGTGCACGACCCAGACAACCGCTATGTGACGCACGCGTCGACCGCCAACGAGGTCCTGACCAAGACGACGGAGGCCACGCACGTTGCCGTCGGCCACTCGCACCATCCGGGCTACTTCGTGTCGGCCAGTGCCCCCGGCGAACCGGTGCGGTGCGGGCCGTTCGTGCCGTTCAACGACGGTGACGTCCTGACCTTCCAGGAGGGGCACCGCTACCTCATCAACCCGGGAAGCGTCGGGCACCCGCGCGATGGCGACGCGCGGACGGGGTACCTGCTGGCGACGATCGAGGGCGACGCCCTCACCATCGAGGCACGACGGATACCGTATGACGTTGAAGCCACGGCCAAGAAACTGCGCGAACGCAACTACCCGGCCATCCTGCAGGAGATGTTCCGCTTCGGGTACTGACAGGACGGCGGTGGTGCCGTCCACGGTAATTCCATGACATTCTCGCCATTCTGCAATCGTTCTATACTGCATTCATGAAGATGAAGTTGCAGGCGCTGTTGCTGTCCGCCCTCTGCCTCACACTCGCGGTTGGGCAGGCCCGGGCTTCGTCGGTACCGGATGCTCCGGCGGACGCACCGGTCGCGATGCAGGAGGTCGTCACTGGTGGCGTGACCGTTCCGGACGTGGTGTCGGTGCGGGACCGGCGGGGGTGGACGTTTTCTGTCGGGGAAAGCGGACAGCACGCCATCAACGTGAAGGCACCGGACGGGCAGGTCTCCCGGTGGGGCGAGTGGGGGGGCAATCCGGGACAGTTCCGCTATCCGTCGGCGCTTGCGATCGACGCCGATGGCACCATCCTGGTGGCCGAGATCGGGAATGGCCGGGTGCAACGCCTCGCACCGGACGGGCGCCCCCTCGGGATGTGGGGACGGCCTGGAACCGGGCCCGGCGAACTCTACGGCCCGCAGAGCCTGGTCATCGACCGTGACGGGAACGTGTACGTCGGGGATCGCTACTCCGAACGGATCCAGAAGTTCGCGTCCGACGGCACCTTCCTTGCGTCGTGGGGTTCGTCCATGGCCGGCACCGGGGCCGAGAGCCTCGCGCTTGATGCCGGGGAACAGTTCCTCCTGGTCACCACATCCCAAGGGTACCCTCGGGTCAGCCAGACCCGGATCGTTCCCCTCTCCGAGATGGTGCCGGCATCCGCCATGCCACCCGCGGACCCGATGCCGTCGCTGTTGCCGAGAAGCCACCCACGCTTCAGGCCTGATCAGGTCCCGGCGGTCCCCGAGGCGTACCAGGACCGGGTCAACCGGCAGATCAAGGTCTGGGACATGGTGACCGTGGACTGTGCGACGGTCGCGGGCGTATCCGGGCCCGAGGACCTGCTGGTCTTGGTCACGGATGACCGGGACCTGGCATGGCGGGGGAACTACGGGTACGCGTACTTCATGGCATGGAGCCGGTCCTCATCGGAACCGATCTGGAAACTCTGGACCCCCGGCGGACTGCTGGCGACCGACCAACCAGGCACGTTCGCCGTCGTGACGAGGGCCAATGTGAATGAGTGCAACGCGTGTGAACGGCTGACACGGGGCACGTTCCTGCGGTGGGATGGCCGGGCCGTCACCGAGATCGGCAAAACGCTCAAATTCGATGAATGACCGGCAGGTTCCGGCAGGCGGGCGTCACGTTTCGGGCAGGCACGCGCAGTACTCCGGCATGACCGGCCCGTGCGGATGCACGCGACCGGCAGGGAGGATGCCGGATGCCGATCCCCGACAGTTCACCCGCCCAGTTCGTGCCAATACCACCAGATCGTTCGCCAGGAAGTAACCCATCGCAAACCCTTGACCGCGTTCCATCAAGCGACGCCCCAGGATTGGCGCATGTCTGGGTGCGGGCGCGCGATACCGTTCCGACCCGGGTGCTGGAAGTGGCGGAGGACGACACCGCGTGGCGGCGTGCGGGATCACCCTGGCAGGCCGAGACCCCCCGTGAACCGTCGCCGTCGATCACCCGCCAACTCCTGCTGGATGCCTACGAGGCGTACTGCACGAACCCGCTGGCCTATGCGGTCATCGAACAGGGCACGAACTTCGTGCTGGGCGGTGGGGTCCGCGCCACCGCTGCCGACGCGCGGGTGCAACGGGCGATCGACCGCTTCTGGCACGACCCGGAGAACCGCCTGGACTTGCGGGTCTACGCGATCCAGACCGAACTCTCGCTGTTTGGCGAACAGTTCCTGCGCGCCTTCACGGACCCGGCCACCGGACGCGTGGTGATCCGCCAACTCGATCCGCTGGCCATCGAGGCGATCGAGACCGATCCGGACGATATCGAACGGCCACGACGGTACCTCTACCGTCCGCCGCATGAGCGAAGCGTCCATGCATCAGGTGGTGCGGGGAGCGAAGCGAGGGGAGATGGTGCAAGCACCCTTGATGGGGAGTGGATCCCGGCAGCGGAGGTGGACCACTTCGCCATCAACCGCGTGAGCAATGCCCGGCGGGGCCGCTCCGGCCTGGCGCCGATCCTGCCGTGGCTGATCCGCTACAAGGAATGGCTTCTGGACCGCGTGCGGATCAACCGCAGCAAGGGGGCGTTCCTCTATGACGTGACCGTCACCGGCGGGCGCCGCGACGACCTGGAACGCCTGCGCCGGGAGTACGAGGCGTATCCACCGGAACCGGGCAGCATCCTCTTCCACAATGAGGTGGAGTCGTGGCGGGCGGTGCAGCCGAACATCGGTGCCGATGACGTCCGCGACGACGGGCGTGCCCTGCGACTGATGATCGCGACGGGTGCGGGGGTGCCCGAGCATTACCTCTCCGAGGGCGGGAACGCGAACCGCGCGACGGCGTCGGAGATGGGACTGCCGGCAATCAAGCGGTTCCAGAGGCGCCAGGAGTACCTGCGCGGTCTCCTGACCCGGGTGGTCCGGCGCGCCCTCGATGCGCAAGTGGCGGCCGGCAGGCTTTCGGCGCGGGCCGACCGGCGCTTCACGGTGACCTTTGACGAACTCGTGGCCGATTCGCGCGATGTGCGGGTGGCGTGGCTCTCGCAGGCAACCGATGCGTTGGCAACGGCGACCGACCGCGGGTGGGTATCTGGCACCGAGGCACGCCGCTTGTGGTGGCGCCTTGCGGGCGATGCCGACGCGGTGGACGGTGGCGACGGCGCCCGGACCGACGGCGGTGGCCGATGACGGCGTACCGGGTGGTGATCCTGCGCGAGGGCCTGGCCCTGAGTGGGAGGCACTACACACGAGCGGCGGTGCAGGATGTGGCGCGACGGACCTCGGGGTTGCGGTGCTTTGCCGACCATCCGACCACGGTTGGTGACCGCCTGCAACCGGCGCGGACGATACGTGATCTGGTGGGGTACTTCGCCGATCCGGCGCTGCGCGAGGTGCCGGGCCCGGACGGGATCTCCCGGCTTGAAGCGGTGGCGACCCTGCACCTGACCCCCGGCATGCCGTGGGTGACTGGTCTGGCCGAAGCGGCAACATCCCTCGGCGGCACCACACCGGTCGGGTTGTCGATCGACGCCATGGCGCGGGTCCGGCCCGGCACGACGATCGTCGATGCGGTCCCGGTGGTGCGGAGTTGCGACATGGTGACCCGCGCAAGCGCCGGCGGACGGTTCCTGCACCGCATCGGGCCGGACCGCGCGATCACGGGGACCGGGACGGGCAGAGGCACCGGGGGACGTGGGCCGCCCTGATGCCCGAACCCGGGAACCGGCCATGCGCGGGACCACTGGGCACAACGGGGTGTCCAGTGGCTCCGGACCCATCTCCATTGCGTGGCCCTTGCAGCACACGCTTTGCTCGCGTTCCAAGGAGATTTGCATGAACGATGAATCCGTTTTGGTGGGCACAACGCTGGACATGCCTCTGGTGCCCGTCCGCGAGGATGGCGGCACGGTCCATCCGGCTGTCGGGCACGACGACGGTCCGGCCATTCCAGTCCAGATGACCACCGTTGCCGAAGTGGCGCCGAAGCCCCAGACGTCGGCACACCTCCAGATCGAGTGCGCCCACATCCTGATCGAGAGGCTTGCCGAACGCGCCCTGCCCGCGCCGGTCACCCGGAAGGTGCGGGCACAGTGGGATCCGATGGCGCCATCCGCCACCGCAAACGGCCCGGTGCCGTGGCCCGATGCGGCGACCTATGCCCGCGCGCTTGAGGCAGCCCTCGACGCCGAGGTGGAGGCACTGGACGCCCTGCGTGGGATGACCGATGGTGCCGCCATCAGCGGGATGGCACCTACGTCACGGACTTCGGGTGACGGATTGGTGCGCGGTCACGGTGCCGCGCGGGTGGAGGTGGGGCAGACCGGTTTGGCCCGCGGGCGGGCGGCGATCCAGGTGGCGATGGACCGCCTGTTCGGGGTGCGCGAACATGCGGACGACCCGGACGTCGCGGCGGTCCGTTCGGCGGGGGTGCGACCGCCGCGTTGGCTTGGCCTGCGTGAGGCATACGTGCAGGTGACGGGTGACGCCGGGGTGACCGGGACGATCCACCCGGGCCTCTCGATTGCCCGCGAGGCGAACGAGGTCACCACCGGCATCCTGAACCAGGCCCTGCTGAACAGCATGACCAAGCGACTGGTCCAGGACTATGACGGACAGCCGCAGGACTGGCGCAAGTTCGTCTCCATCAGGGCGCTACGCGACTTCAAGACGCAGGACCGCATCCGGCTGCACGACTTCGGCACGCTTTCGACGGTGGCCGAAGGTGGCGCGTATACCAATCTGGCGTGGGACGACACCCGCGAGACGTACGCGCCGGTGAAGAAGGGGAACCTTGTGGTGGTGACCCGCGAGGCGATCCTGAACGACGACCTCGACGCCATCCGCAAGATCCCGTCGAAACTGGCAATCGCGGCGGGCATCACGATCAACGAGTTCGTCTACGGGCTGTTCACGGGCAATCCGACGATGGCCGACGCGACCAAGATCTTTGACGACGGTACGCAGACGGCGCACGGCAACCGCCTGACCAGCGCGCTTTCGGCGACGGCCTTGCAGTCGGCGATGACGCTGATGATGAAGCAGACGAACACCGCGGGGAAGCGCCTGAACCTGCGTCCGGCCTACCTGCTGGTACCGCCGGACCTGCTGTTCACGTCGATGACGCTGGTGAGCAGCACGTTGGTGCCGGGGTCGATGAACAACGACGCAAATGTGCTGAAGGGGGCCGTGGAGCCGCTTTCGGTGGCGCAGTTCACCGACGTGACGGACTGGTACGTGATTGCCGACCCGCGCCAGATCGAGACCCTGGAGATCGGGTTCGTGGGTGGTCGCGAGACCCCCGACCTGCTGATGCAGGATGCGCCGCTGGAGGGCCAGGTCTTCACGAACGACCAGATCAGCTTCAAGGTGCGCTGGGAGTTCGGCGGTGGCTGGCTGGACTACCGTGGCGCGGTGTGGTCGCAGGTGGCCGGGTAAGGGGAGAGGCCCTGACCCACCATTCGAGGTGACGGGCCTGACCCCCCGGCCCCCGGTCCGCGTCGGGACGCGGGTTGGGGGGTCAGGCCCAGTTTCCCCGCAACCAGGGAAG